CCGGGCTCAAAGGGCGCTCCAACCGCCGAAGCCTTCAAAAAAGCGGCCAAAACCGCCAAAAAACGCAAACCCAAGGGTAAAAAATAATGGCCATCACCGTCCTCCGTGGCACGAACCTTGTCGAGTACCACGAATCCACCCCTCTAACGTCGGTCAACGACGCCCTTGAGGTTCACGCCGACACAAGCGAATTTTGCTTCGCCGCTGTCGTAACGGGCGGCGCCAATTTCACCCTCGCCTTCGAGACCGAATTTAACGGCGGCGCAGGCACCTGGTACGAAATCGACGCCAGCAAAACCATCAACTCCAACGGCGAATACATCTACTTCTATACAGGCAAGCCCGTAAACCGGATCCGCATGAGGATCAAGAGCATCAGCTCTGGAACGCCCAGCATCGTCCCACACATCGGCCTTTCGTACAGCAGCTAATGGGCACCCGCATCATCCCCGGCTTCTGCACCCATCTTGAGGTCGATGCGGAGAGCCGCATGACCGAGGCTAGTTTTACTTTTATGACCCCTCAGGACCCAATTGACTTTGGTGCGTTAATGACCCGCCTTGCATCAGGGGTCGAGGTAATGATCGAAGTGGAGGATGACGATGATTGAGTATCGCGGCGAAAAATTCGAGGGTTATAACAAACCCAAGCGCACCCCGAACCACCCGAGCAAAAGCCACGCCGTTTTAGCGAAAGTCGGCAACGAGGTGAAGTTAATCCGTTTCGGCCAACAGGCGTGAAGGGCAGCCCCAAAAAACAAAACGAAAGTGAGTCTTACCGCAAGCGCCGCGAATCATTTAAGGCCCGCCACGCAGCTAACATCAAAAAAGGAAAAATGTCTGCGGCCTACTGGGCTGACAAGGTGAAGTGGTAACCCCATGACTTATTCTGTCCCCGGCCAAATCCGCACCCACCTCGTCAGCTCCACCTATCCGGGTGGACCGGACAGCCCTTTCGTCCGCACCCAAGCAGTGCTGGACCAAATGCGCGGCTGGGAGATCATGAAAGCGGTGACCCTCGGCACCGAGTATCTCCGCGAAAACAGCGAAGCTTTCCTGCCAATCGAGCCCCGCGAGGATTACTCGGCCTACCTCGCCCGCGTAAACCGCGCCGTCTTCTCCCCCTACACCCAGCGCTTGGTACGTGCCGCCGCCGGTCTAATTTTGCGTCGCCCCATCACCCTCGAAGGCGACCCGTACTGGTCAGAGGTTTTTGCGAAGAACGTCGACGGATGCGGCTCGGACCTCGACGAATATGCCCGCCGCGCACTCATCTGCGCCCTAACCTACGGCCACTGCCACACGCTAGTTGACTTCCCCGCCCCAACTGGAGCACGCAGTCTGGCCGAGGAACGCGCACTAAACCGCCGCCCATACTGGATTGAGATCGACCCAACCAACATCTACGGCTGGCGCCTGGACCGCGAGACAAATTACGGCCAACTAACCCAAATCCGCATCAAAGAACGCGCCGTCGTTGCTGATGGAGAGTTTGGCGAGAAAGTTTACGACCAAATCCGCGTGATCGAACCAGGCCGCTACCGGATTTACCGCCAAACCGAATCTGTAAAGGCAGCAGCAGGCGGCTTCCCCTATCCAAACGCCTACGAGGCTAGCGACGCCACCTCCGACTACGAATTAGTCGAGTCTGGCGACTACAGCCTGGGTGAAATCCCCCTAGTCACGGTTTATTCCAACAAGACCGACACAATGGTCAGCAAGCCCCCGCTGCTGGACATCGCCTACCTAAACCTGGCCCATTTCCAACGCCAAGCCGACCTAATCCACAGCCTGCACATCGCCAGCCAACCCATGCTGGTTTTAGAGGGCTGGGACGACCAAACCAAGGACATGGCCGTAGGCGTGAACTACGCCATCTCCACGCAGCCAGGCAACAAGGTTTACTACGTCGAGCCAGCATCTAGCGCATTCGAGGCCCAAACCTCCGAAATCCGCGAGTTACAGATGCAGATGGCCACGTTAGGCATCAGCACTCTGAGCCAACAAAAATTCGTCGCAGAATCTGCCGACGCCCGTCGCCTGGACCGTGTCGACACCAACTCCATGCTTTCCATGGTGTCCCTGGACCTCGAACAAAGTTTGCAGAAGTCCTTCGACCTTGCCGCGAACTACTTAGGGCTCGAACCACCCAAAGTAAGCATCAGCCGCGACTTCGACATCGACAAACTAATCGGCCAAGACATCACCGCACTAACTTCACTCTTCGACCAAGGTGTCCTGGACCGCGAGGAGTTCCGCCAGGTGCTGGTGCGTGGTGAGGTTCTACCTACGGCGAACGAAAGCATTTAGTAAGTAGTGCAGTAGAATAATACTGCCATTAAAACTTGTCATGGCCGAATCACTTGACAAGGTTCTGCAGCCCGACGGGACATACAAGTGGGAACTTGTAGAACTCCGCGCTGCGAATCTGTATGAGAAGGACAAACCAAAAGAGGTTAAGTCCGAGCCACGCACGAAGCGCCGCACCAAATCCGCTGAATCCGCACCCGTACCCACCCCAGACGAATACTGAGCATGGAAGAGCAAGTCATCCAGGACACGCCCGTGGCGAGTTCTGACCAGCCCGTGGCTGGAACCGACACCGCTTCACAACCCGACCCAACCGCCTCAATCCGCGCCGAGTACGAGACCCAGCTAGCCGCCTTTAAGCAGCAAGCCGTCGAAGCCGAGGAACGTTTCCAAGGCATCAAATCAAAGCTCGACGAGGTCTACAAGAAGCAGGACGACCAACGCAAAAAGACGTTGGAAGACCAAGGCCAATGGAAAGACCTCTGGGAAGAGGCCAACAAAACCGCCCAAGACAAAGATCTCCGCATCTCCGACCTGGAACGCCAGCTTGAAGACCTACGAGTCTCCAACGAACAGGCCGCAACAAAAGCAAGCGCATTATCCGCAATCAACCAAGCCGGAGCCATCAACTCCGACCAAATGTTGATGCTTTTGCAAAACAATCTACAGAAAAATGCAGACGGCAAAGTAGTCGTATTGCAGGGCGGTGTCGAACAAGATATCAGCACCTATTTGAATAACTTAAAAAACCCTGGATCGGGTTACGAGCACCACTTCAAACCAAGTAGCGCTGCAGGTATGGGCGCCAAACCCACACCAAACTCAGCGATTGCGCCCGGAATGGCTAACCCCTGGAAGGACGGTAGTATTAACATAACGAGGCAAATGCAACTAGAAGCACAGGAACCCGAACTCGCAGCAGTGCTGAAGAGGGAAGCAAGCCTGTAGTCCCCGTGGGACGTTGCCTCACCAAGTCCGTGACTTGGACCCCGCAAACACCTTTGACGTTGGTTTTCTAAAATGGCCGCACCATTTCAGAATTATTCCGGCGGTGTCCTTCTCGCGGACATCGTAAAAAGGAATAATCTCAGCACCTATGTGTCTGAGGCAATCAAAGAGCGCAGCCTGTTCCTGAAGAGCGGTGCTGTTGCTCGCAACCCCCTGCTGGATGCCCGCGAAGGCGGCACCCGCATTCAAGTCCCCGAGTTCAACCCTGTGTCTCCCACCGAGGAGATCATGGATGGAACGGCTACTTGGGGCACCTCAACCGCTGGTTATCTGACTCCTCAGAAGATCGGCACCGGCACCCAAATTGCAACCATCTGCCATCGCGGTTTCGCGTATGCCGTGGATGACGTGGCAATGCTTGCTGCTGGTGAGGATCCTATGGGTCACATCCGCAACCAGCTTGCTGATGCCATCAATAAGAAGAACAGCGAGCGTCTGTTCTCCCAGCTTGCCGGTCTGTTTGGCACCGCTCTGAGCGCCAACGCCCTCGACAAAGGCGTTGCTGCTGCCTCTGGTGCGGATGAGGACAACTTCCTGACCGCCGCAACTGTTGCCGAAGCCCGCGCCAAGCTGGGCGAGCGTGGCGACGAGCTGGACGTACTGGTTGTCCACCCCTCCGTCGGCTTCTACCTGTATCAGGTGGGAATGCTGACCTTCTCCACCTCAGCACTCGCCGCATCCGGCGCTGTGACCTGGGGCGGCGGCGGCGTGGGCGTTGGCGCACGCAGCATCGGCCAATTCGCCGGTTGTGACGTGATCATGGACCCCTCGGTGAACACCGTGGCTCCTGGCACCTCCACCCACCAGATCGAGTTCTACTGCTACCTGACCAAGCGTGGCACGATCCTCGAAGGTGTGCAGCAGGATCTCCGCATCGAAGCCGACCGCAACGTGCTGTCGAAGCAGGACGTCCTCTCCGTGGATTACCACACCGCCTATCACGTGATGGGCACCAAGTGGACCAACGCAGGCGACAACCCGACCAACACCGGTCTGGCCACCGCAGGCAACTGGAGCGCCACCTACGACATCGACCTGATCCCCATGGTTCAGCTCACCGTCAACAGCCCCCTCGACACCTCCGTCATCGCCTGATACGGTTATTTCGGATCCCCCATCAGCCCCACTTCGGTGGGGCTTTTTTATTGCCGCTACACTGAGACAAAGTGATTTGTTATTGCTGTGGCCGCAGTAATCGACGCCACATTAAAGGGAGCTTCCTCCAACAGCTATGTAACGCTGGCTGAGGCAAACTCGTACTTTGAAACCACGCCCGAAAGCAGCACCTGGGACGATAAGACCGACGATCAAAAGAACCGCTCTTTAATCTCAGCAACCCGCTGGATCGACAGCCTTAATTTTTACGGCGACCGCTGCAGCACAAGCCAAGCACTGAGCTGGCCCCGCAACAATTACCACGTCGACCGCATCGAACTGGTCTGCGACGTAATCCCCGCCGAAATCAAATACGCAACCTATGAACTGGCCCGCGCCCTAGCCAACGATCCAGACGCCGTAACCGGCAACACCGGCACCGAGGGTATCTACGACGAAGTGAAGCTAGGCGAGCTGGAAGTGAAATACAGCAAACAAAGCCAAGCCGTCGGCACCATCAACAACGTCTTCGACGTTTACCCCTGGCTGCAGTCTTACCTTGGTGCGTACACCATCGGCGGCTCCGGCAGCTACCAAGTCCGTGTTGTGAGGGGTTGAGATGTCACTCATTGACGACGTTTTCAAGGGTATCCCCGCCCCACTT